TTCAAATGTTTTTGCCAACCGCCCGGCGGCCGGGCAAACTGGCCGATTGTTTGTTTCAATTGACACATTCGAGATTTACCGTGACAATGGAACAACCTGGGATTTGATTGGTGGGCCTGGTTCAAGCACCGTGACCGGTACGGGTGCCGCAACACAAGTGGCATTTTGGACTGCCGCGCAAACAATTGGTGGTTCTAATAATCTTTGGTGGGATTCAGCCAATTCCCGTTTGGGAATTAAAACATCAACACCATCCGCACCACTGGAAGTGGTGCAAACGGATGGCATTGGTGTGTTTTCTAATTTTACAACCGTATCCGGAAGCGGAAGCGGAACCACTGCATTTTATTCCATTAATAACACGGCTTCGAGTGGATATGCGGCCGTAATTGAAGAAAAAACAACAAACACAACGGGTGGGCAATATCCACTTCTTGTCAAACATTCACTTTCAAGTGGAACCGCCGCCGTGGGTAATGGTACCGGTTTGCAATTTCAATTGCAAGATGATGCCGGTGCATTCAAGACAACGCAACTAACTATTGAAACGATCGATGCCGCCGCCGCAACTTATGCAACCAGGTACCGTTTCAATGTTCAAAATAATGGTTCAAGCACACCGGCCGCATACCTTAATGCAACCGGCCTTGGCCTTGGAACCGCCACACCTGGAACGAAATTAGATATTCATGGCACCGGTGTGTTGGCACAATTAAATTCAACCGGTACAACCAATAATGGTTATTTAGCATTTCAAAGGGCCGGAACAACAACAATAAGAATTGGTGACACTTACAATAGTGGAACCAATTATTTTGGTATTTATAGCAATTCACTTTCCGCAGATATTGCACAATTCTTTGAAGGGACTGGAAAAACTGTATTCCAGGCCACTCAAACTTATTCCAGTGGACTTGCACGCGCAAACTATTTTGCGTATAATTTAACCGCACCAGGTGGAACAAGTTTTTCTTCACCTAATGCCATCACGGCACTTGGTGCGCAACTTAATTTGACACTACAAGGCAGTGCAACAATTCCATCCGGTGCAAGAACCGGTTTGGATGCTTATAATGCCGTGTCATTTACCGGTGCCGGTACACTTACGATGTCACAAGGCACTCAAATCCGCGCTTATTCTAATTTGACCGCCGGATGGGCATTTAGTGGAATTGCCGCCGGTACCATTACACATTTGGCCGGTTTAAGAGTATTATTTCCAGATTCGGGCAGTGCCGGTTTAAATATCACGAACAACTATGGTTTATTAATCAACGATCAAACCGCAAACACCGGTTCAATTACTTACACAAATAGATGGGGAATTTATCAAGAGGGAACAAGTGATTTGAATTACTTTGCGGCAAATACATTAATTGGAACTACTACAAATAGCGGTCAAAAATTAGTTGTAAATGGTTCAACAAGATTATTTCAAACTACTGGAATTACAACAATAATAGAAAGTGACTGGGATAGGTCATTAACTAATGACACACAACTATACATAAGAGGAAATTCAAATACCAATAAACAATTAAGAATAGGATTTGACACCACGGCAAATGTTGGATATTTGCAAGCATTAATAAGCGGAATTGGGACAAATGATATTTTAATAAATCCATCAGGGGGAAATTTGGGGTTGGGAGTTACACCATCCGCATGGCGAAACACGGACAAAGTATTTCAAAATAATAATTCAGTATTTTACAACGAATCAAATACAAATACTTGGCTAGGTCATAATTATTATGAAGATAGTGGCGGAAATTATTTATACATAACTAGCGATTATGCTAGTACCATTAGACAAACGGTTGGGCAATGGATTTTTTATAATGCGCCTACTGGAACTGCCGGAAATAGTTTAACATTTACTGAACGGTTTAGAATTAATGCAGGTGGATTAGTTGGAATAAATACTAGTAATCCAACGGATTTATTGACCGTTAGCGGTACTGGTGGAGTTAATCCAAATGCTGTTATTAAAGTTACTGGAACAACTAACTACGCAACATTTTTAGCAAATAATAATAGTGGGCAATTTTATTTAGGTATTGATAATTCAGCTGGAACTGGTTTTGGAAATGGTACTTATTCGCGTGTAGTTTATGGTAGTGGTGCTTATCCAATAGATTTTTATACTAATGACACTATTAAGGCCAGGCTGACTAGCGGCGGAAATTTCCTAATCGGCACTACAACAGATGGCGGCGCTAAATTATCTGTAAATGGTTCGACTAGTATTAATACAACTACGAATGCTACTTATTCAAAATTAAATGTAGCAGGATCAATACATTTTAATAATAATGCAGACGCTAGTGTAACAGATGAGAATAACTTTGGTAATGCCTTTGCAAAAAAATCTACTGTTACTGGTGGTGCTGGTGCTACAACTATCAAACCAACTACTGGGCCGTTAGGTGGTTTATATGTAGTTACTGGCAGCGACGGTCCTGGTAATATGTTTGTAGATATAGTTTTACTTTTAGGAAGATTAACAACTGCGCCAATTGTTATTAGCAGTCAAAATTATGCAAGTCCAGCAACAAGAACATATACTAATAGTGGAGAAAATTTACAACTTTCTTTAAGTGGTTCATCTGCTTATTCAATTTATATTACAGGAATAGGATCTAACGAAACAAGTTAAAATAATAAACATGGGATATTCAATTGAGCCAGTAGATATCTGGCAAAACGGCGAAAGCAAAACGGGTAACTATATTGATGCATCAATTGTAAATGACAATTTACATGATTATGCACAATTTTATTGGGCCATCAGTGATGTGACAAAGGATATTGAAGGCAATGAAACAAAGCAAACTTTAAGCCAGGGTAACACTACAATTAGTGGTGCGGATTATCAAACATGGGGTGAGTCCAGTGATGTAAATTTGGCGGCTTATGAATATATTTGTAATAAGTTAAATTTAACCTTAATACCTTAAAAACTTAAAACATGGACAAACTACAAGAGTTGAAGGCGCAAGCCTATGACCTATTGGCGAACATCGAATGGTTACAAGCCAAACTTCGCGAAGTGAATCAACAAATTGCAGAAGAAAGTAAAAAACAACAAGAAAGTGGACAATCAAATAATTCCAATAATAGTTAGTGCAATTTTTAGTGCCGGCGCAACATGGGGAGTAATTAATAACCGTGTAAAGGCCCTGGAAAAACAAATGGAAAAGCACGATGAAAATTCAAACCGATTAACACGGTTGGAAACAAAATTGGACATTCTATTAGAGCATTTTATAAAAGATTAGTCATGAAAATTAAAAAGCCGCGCAACTGGAAAACAACATTCTTTGGAATTACAACCGTACTTTCCGGAATTGCATTAATCATTAAAGGCCAAACGATCGAGGGATTAACCGCCATCACTGCCGGTTTAGGATTAGGTGCCGCAAAAGATTTTGACAAAACTGGACTGTGAGAGGCCCGAAACTTTACATTGCAGTTGGTGCCTTTGTTTTACTCTTATTAATTTCAAACAAAGTGAGTGCAGAAAAGTTAATTGCTGAATTTGAAGGTTTGCGATTAAAGGCATACCAGGACAGTGCCAATGTTTGGACAATAGGTTTTGGGATTACCAGGAACCCGGAAACGGGCCTTCCAATTAAAAAAGGTGATACCATTACAAAGGAAAAGGCATTGCAATGGCTTAAAATAGTGGCAAAAAGTGCGGAAGCAGAAGTGAATAAATTTGTCAAAGTGCCTATTAATGCCAATCAAAGGGCCGCACTAACTTCCTTTGTATTTAATATCGGTGGCAGTAGGTTTGCAAAGTCATCACTACTTCGTAAACTTAATGCCGGGGAACCGAAAGCAGAAGTGGCAAAAGAGTTTGACCGATGGGTGTACGGCGGTGGTAAGATACTGCCTGGACTACAAAGAAGAAGAAAAGAAGAAGCCAAACTATTTTTGTCATAAATAATTGATTTTTAAAGATTTTAAGCATGTTTGACCGACATGCTTTTTTTATGCGTTGAATTAAATTAGTACAGTGTACTAATTTTTTTTTGTTGGTTATATTAAAAACCCTATAAATTTACAGTGACAAACGAACCTTATTAACCACAAAAATTGGAACCAATGGAAAAACAAATCATTTCCCAGGTCATTCCGTACCTGGAAGAATTACACGGAAAAATTGAAATCTTACAACTTATTGGCCGCAACCTTTCGGATGCTAACATTCAAATCAAAGTAACCTTTGACACCGGGGATGCATGTTACATTGACCAAAAATTAATTCCATTTAACATGGCAATGGAAGTAAAAGCATTAGTCAATGATTCTATTGATGAATATCAAAGAATGGCAAAACATTTAAACGAGTTGGCCAATGCGCAACAGTATTAAATTCATCGGGGAAATCTTATTTATTTATCTTTTTGGATTGCCACTTTGCATCAGTTTATTAATTTTAATTGAAGTGGCCTTTTTCTTCATTTTCTTAAAAAAAACCTTCACAACATGGAAACAAAAAACCATCCGGCTTTTCCGCCGCAAGTAGCACAAGACAATTTGGGCCGATTAATAGCACCGATTCCAGGCATGAGCAAATTAGAATTTTTTGCCATTATGCTTCTTCCAAAATATATTGATTTGTCATTGCAAAAAAATTTAACACATGATGGTATCAATGTAAATCCATACCAGGCCGCAGTCATTGCCGCAGAAAAACTAATTTCCGAAATTCAAAAAGCACAACCTAATGAAACAGTCATTTCTGAATAACCCGAAATTTTGGCTTTTCGTGATTGTTTTTTTCATGCTTTGGTTGAGTAGTTATTGGCACTATTAATTTAACACATGACAAACGGCCAAGAATTAACGGAACTATTAAAGGCCCGAAAGTACAACCCTGCACATAAGCCAAAGGCCGAGAGTGTAGTTTGGACAATCAACGGCAAGGTGTGTGGAACTTTGGAAAACTACTGCATCATCAGTGGACTTCCGAAGGCATCAAAATCCACTTATGCGGCCGCGTGCCTGGCATCAGCATTGGTGCCGGCATTTTCTTCCGTGTTTGGCATCAAAATCAATTTACCAAAAGAAAGAAGCCGCATTGCCTATTTTGACACCGAGAGCAGTCAATGGGACTTCTACCGACAAATGGAAAGAGTGCGAAATTTTGCAGACAAACAAACACTACCGGAAACCCTGGATGCATTTAGTATGCGTGAGGACATGCCTGGCCGCATTCGAAAATTGATTGAACAATATTTGAGTGACAACACGGATTGCAGTTGCATTATAGTGGATGGTTTTTTGGATTTGTGCCTTAACTACAACGATGAAACGGAAACCAGGCTTTTGACAAATTGGTTCAAAAGAATCACAAAAGAGTATAACATTTTAATGATTGGTGTTTTGCATTTAGGCAAAGGACATGGCGAAACTTTGGGCCATTTAGGAAGTAACACCGATCGATGGGCGCAAAGCACTTTGATTGTTGAAAAAAATAAGGAAACAAAACAATTTGTATTGAAGCCAAAATATTTAAGAAGCAGTGAAGATTTTGAACCGATTGCCATCATGAATTTTGATGGACAGTGGAACCAGGTGCCTTACATTGAACCCGAACCAATACTACCAACAAAAAAACCAAAAAAATGACACCGGAAAAAGCCGCATTCACAATTGTTTCCCTTTATGGAAGGGACATTGCAATTGATGTTATTGAAAGAGAAATTGAAACACTGAAAAACCGCCTGGAATTTACCCTGGCAATCTACAACGAATTAACACTAAAACCGGGAACGGGGGAATCCGAACAACAATAAACATGGACCAAAAAAACAACAGTGGTGCATTGTACCGCAACAAGAAAGACAAACCAACTTCACCGGACTACACCGGCAATGTGGTTATTGATGGCAAAAAATACCGCCTGGCCGGATGGCTTAATAAGAGCAAGGCCGGTGCAAATTATTTGCGATTGCTATTAAGTGAGGAACAACCAAAGCCAAATGAAATAGTGGAAGCCATCCAAGAAAAAAGAGAAGAAGCAATCAATAACAATCCGCAAACGGATGATTTGCCATTCTAAAAAAAATTGGCCGTTCAACCCGAAGGGAACGGCCAAGGACAAACGACCACGGAACCAACCGCGAGTCACTTGCATTCAATGCTAAATTAGTAAAACATGCCGAAACTTATCAAAAATGCGATAGTTTTTTTTGGGCCGAAAGGACCACGGCCACGCAAATACCGCAACATTAGTGATGTGGTAAGATTTGGCCAATTTTGCGCCGGTTTGGGCGCATGGTACATTAATTGGTACGATGCAAAAACTGCCAAATTTGACCGCCGCACATGGCTGAAAAGTGATTTTGAGAAAAAGTAGTTAAATTAGCAGAAGCAGAATTGGTTTTCATAGGATGAAGGTTTAACGGCCGGTGTTTTTACACTGGCCTTTTTTATGCCCGGCCGGGCCGGATAATATGCACCAATCTATTTTGAAATGAAGGTGAATGCAAGTGATGTGGATAAATAAATATTTGAAAAATCACGATTTATTCACAAATTTTCAGTAACTTCGTTTGCCACTGTGCAAGCCCATCAAAGGCATGCACATGGCAAACGAAAATTTCCAATGTGGATAATTGTTAATTAAACAAATTTTGTAATTCCAATTGGTTTTTTTAGTTTTAAATTGACAAACAACAAGGAACCGAAAAGCCGCATTCAACAATAGGATGCGAAACATACTGTGGTTAGTAGGTGGTGCCGCCGCACTTTATTTTTTATCCCGTTATTCTTTTGGCCAAAAAGCAACATTCATGCTTCGGGCGGTTCGCCCTGGTGGCACCCTTTTGAATCCACTTATCAATGTGGAAATGGCGGTTCAAAATCCAACGAATCAAACTGTAAGTATAAAAAGCATTACCGGAAGTTTATCAGTCAATGGTGAATATGTGGCAAATGTGAGTGCATTCGGTGAGCAAATAATTTTACCAAATACTGAAAGCATTTTGAAATTGACCGCAAGGCCATCAGCCAGTGGTATTTTTTCAAGCATTCGTGAATTACTTACAACACCAATGGGCCAACTTACTACAACATTCACCGGAAGTGCGAATGTTGATGGTTTTGTTGTTCCAATCAGTGAAACGAAAAGAGTTTGAAAGTGAATGCCGCAATGATGATGGGCCGGTTGGCACCGTTTGAGAATAAGCACAAAATGCTCATTCATGACCAATCAACCGGTGATATTATTCAAGCAATTGAACAAGCACACAAAGTTCATGCGCCGGAATATTCAAGAATTAGTTCTTTTTTTAATGCACCGACAAAAAGAGAAATTGGAAAAAAGATTTTCAATTTTTTGAAAAGAAATGTGCGCTATGTTATTGAACCAGGCAACCGGCAAACTGTAAAAAGTCCGGCCGCAATCCTGGCAACTGGACATGGTGATTGCAAACATTATTCACTTTTTGCCGGTGGTATTTTACAAAATTTGGGTGTGCCATTTGCATACCGGTTTGCCAGTTACAAAACATTTGACCGGCAACCGCAACATGTATTTGTGGTGATTAATCCAGGAACAAACAATGAAATTTGGATTGATCCCGTGCTTCCCGAATTTGATTATAAAAAACCATACAGTCACGCAATAGATAAAAAAATGGCACTTTATTCAATTAGTGGAATTGGCGCAACCAAAGAACAGAAAGCAACACTAAAAGCAGTCAAGGCCGCAAAAAAAGCGGCACCGACAAAGGAAGCAAAAAAAGCCGCCGCACAACAAGTGCAAGCGGCACGCAAAGCGGCCGGAAGAACTGCCGGACAAGTTTTGAAGAAAGGTGCAAAGGTTGTTTTAAAAGTAGCCGCCGCACCCGTAAGGAATGCATTTTTGGCTTTGGTTGCACTCAATTTTGGTGGCCTGGCAACAAAACTTTCAGCCGCCTGGCAAAAAGCACCAACAAAACTTCGCACATTTTGGGAAAGTGCCGGTGGACAGTTGGAAGCACTGAAAAAGGCATGGGAAAAAGGAAGCACCAAAAAGAGAATATTTGGAAATGACATGATTGGTGTTGCACCGGCCGCCGCCGCCGCAACTGCCGCGCCACTCCTGGTAAAAGTGGCCGATGTTTTAAAAAGTATCGGAATTGAACCGGCTGAATTAGTGCAATTGGGAAAAGATGCTATCAATGCCAAAGCGCAACAATTAGCAAAAAAGACATTGGAACCAAAGGCCGCAACGGAAGCACAAAATATTGATGTTGCAGACCAGGTTTTTCAAGATGAAAATAAAGGAACCACAACTACAACCGGAAAGATTAATTTTTTACCAATTGCAATTGGTGGTGCCGCCGTTATTTACTTATTAACCCGTAAAAAATGACTGTAAAACAAAAACAAGCGCGTGCCAGGTTTAAGGCCGCTATTGCAGAAGCCAAAAAACTTCGCAAGAAGAATCCAAAATTGACACAAGCGCAAGCAGTGAAACAAGCATGGGCCATTTTATATTCAAAACAAAGAAGCGGAAAAAAGATTGGAAAGGCAAAGCCATCCGAAAGAGATATTTTGAATAAAATACACAAAGTGAAAGAAAATGTGGACAAATTGGATGAAGCGCAACATGACCACATGAGTATTGGTGCCATAAAAAGTAAGGGCATCAAATCACTTCAAAAAAAGTTTGGTTTGTTAGCCGCTAAAAAGTTATTGAAAAAGAAAAAAACGGAAGCGCGCAAAGTATCAAAAGAAATGTCAAAAGTTAGAACACAACTGAAAAAATTGATGTCACTATAAATGTATCAAATCACTCCTTATACAAAGCGAAAAGCAATCAAACTAAATGTGATTGTTAAAGCCAGTAAAAGGAAAGGAAAAAAATTGGATGTTTATGACAGAAAAGGAAATTATTTAACAAGTGTTGGCGCAAGAGGTTATTTGGATTTTCCAACTTACAAAAAGTTATTTGGAAAAGAAATTGCAGATATCCGGCGCAAAATGTACAAAGTAAGACATGCAAACGATCGAAAGGTAAGGATGTCACCAGGATGGTTTGCAGACCAATTGCTTTGGTAAATAGCATGTATTAAACCAATATAAAAAACAAAGATGGCAAGAAGAAAGAAATCCAGCCGCCGCCGCAGTAGCCGCCGCCGCATGGGTGCAGTAGGGAAGGCAAATATCACCGCCGCCCTTTCAATTGTAGCCGGTGCAGTAATCGGCAAAAAAGTTGCTCAAATGATTCCTTTTGGAAATGACACGGTAAAGAATGCCGCAGTAGCCGCAATCGGTGTAGTATTTCCAAACATTGTAAAGGGTGACATTGGAAAAGGATTAGGAAATGGAATGATTGCCGCCGGTGGTGCCGGATTAATTGGCAACCTTGTTCCCGCACTTGGTGCAATGGATGACACCATGACTTTTCCCGTAACAGTTGGTGAAGTACCGGATAACATTTCAGTTATTTCCGGCGCGGATGATGTGATGGCCGGTGACAATTTGAGTGTATTAGCCGGAATGAGTGAAGAAGATGAGGACTATTAAACCAAAATGCAATCACTTGCATTCACCTTTATTTTAAAAAAAAGCCGGGGACAGGGCAAGGAACTGAACAACAAAAAAAATGGCATCAACAGTAGGTAGCCGCCTGGCCTTCGAAAAAGCAAAAGAAGGTATTCAGCGCGCCGGATTTTCTTTGGGACAAGCAGTTCTTTCTCAAAGTTATCTTCGTTTGGAAGTATCACTTTCAACAACAATCACAAATTATCAATTTCCAGTATTAGTGAACGATGTAAGCGCAAGTGCAACCGCCGCAACTAACCTGGAACAAAGATTGAATTTGCAGGATGCGTTCTATGTAAGTCAAATTGGACTTTTCTTCGGTAAGCCTTCAAGCAGTACCGCAACAAATTTCCAATTGTGTACTTATCCGAACCCCTACATTTTCAGTGCTTCAAACACTGCTTCAAGTTTGTTCAATTGGTACAACAGTTCACTTTCTTTAACAGTGAACAATCGCCAAATTGTTCCGGCTTATGATTTGTATCGCCACTATTCAGTGCCACAAACACAAGGTGGTAATGCATACACAACCGCACAAACAAATGCATTCACCGACCAACAAGATGGTGGAACATCAGCATTTTATCCAATCGAACCAGGTTGGGTTTTAGTTGGTTCAAAACAAAATACACTTCAAGTTCAACTTGCAAGTGCAATGCAAGCAGTTGAAACAAATAGCCGTGCAATTTTGATTTTGCGTGGACATTTGGCTCAAAATGTTACACCGGTTCGCTAATAATAGCAATCCAAACAAAAGGGCCGGTCAAGGCCGGCCCTTATTTTAAAAAATTAAAAATTTACAAAATGGCATTCAAGGCCGCGAAATACGAAATGGTCGAATTGCTTGTTCCAGGTGTGGCAACAACTGGCCAAACACAAACACAATGGAACTTTCCAGACCTTCCAAAACTTCGTTACACTTCACTTTTAGCAGTGGAAACATTTGCAGTTGATACCATGACCGTATCACCAAATAATGTGGCAGTAGCCGCCGCCGCTATTTTACAAAAAAGTTATTTGGTACTATATGCAGATGAAAGGCAAGACCTTTATCGCATTCCCCTTGTTTCTTTGGTTCGTACACAAGCAACAACAAGTGCAACTTCACCATTTGTTCGCCAATTGTTCGAATTTCAAGGGCAGAAAGTGACCTGGGATAAATCTTACATTCAGATTGCTTCCGCACCTGCAAACACAAGCAACTTTTCATTCATTTTTGGTATTTATTATATTTAATTTATTGAAATGCCAGCCGTTCCAACTTTAAGAAGCATAAACGATGTGATGAATTGGTACAATGACCAGGATAATACTTCTTGGGAAATGTACCGTTTTAAACCATCGGCAAATTATCGACAAGCACTTTATCATGGAAAAGATAAAGATGAAGCGGCGCGCCGGCTTTTAGATGAATTGAACCGAATACACCATGATGATTGTGAGAATTATTATTTGGCACTTGGGGACACGAAAGGTGTAAAAGACAAGAAATTTGAACAAGTGGTGGGAATGTATTTTGTAGTCAATGAAAAGCCTTCGCACATGGTTGGTGCAATGCCGCCATACTATATGCAACGCGGAAATCATGACAATGAAATATTAAATGAAATCCGCGCACTTCGTGCCGAAAGATTAGCAGAAATGCAAGATGATGCGGATGAAGAAGAAGAACAACCGGCAACGGCATCAAGCATTTTGGCCGGTATGCTTCAACAACCACAAGTGCAACAAATGTTAATCACAATCCTTGGAAATATTGCCGGAAACTTTATGAAACCAAATGTTCAACACATCAGTGGGACACATACCGCCGAAGATTTGCAAAAGATTATTGACACTCTTTTTGCAAAAGGTGTGACACCGGATGACTTGGCAAAACTGGCTGAAATGCCACAAAGCCAAATATCAATGCTTCTTTCAATGTTAAGAAAATAATCATGCCAGTAGTTAGAGTCAATCAATTAGTGGGAAAATCATTAACACTTAAAAAGGCAATTCCTTTTTACCGGGTTAATGATATAAATAACAAAGGTGACAATGCAAAGCCAGTTGGTAACATGCTACCGATCGGTTATCAATTAAGGGTTGATTCATTTCTTACCAAAGGGCCACAATTCGTGGACAAATACGGATTTGTTAAAGCAAAAAGAAGTGATGACTACTTAACATTTTTTGGAAAAGATGGAAATAACTATGCAATAAAAACACAAAGTATTTCCGTTGGCCAAAAAGGTTTGAAAGAGTCCGGGGTTAAAACGGTTGAGCAAGAAGTGAAAGAAGCAGAAGAAGCACAAAAATCGGATTTGGAAAAACTGTTTGGCGGTGTTGGAAAATATGCCAAATGGTTAATCATTGGAATTGCCGCCGTATGGGCAACCGGTTATCTTATTAAATCAACAAAGAAATGAACAAAAAACTTTTACCACTATTATTAATTGGTGGTGCCGCCATTGCTTATTTAGCAATGCGCAAAAAAACGAAAAGAACAGTGGTTGAAGCCGGGCCAACTGAAAAAATCAGTGAGGAACAATTTTATGCACAACAACCATCACTTTTGGATAAGGCAACCGATGTGATTAAAAATGTATTTGGAAAAACCGCGCAACAAAAGAGTGCAAAACAAGCCAGGGCAATTGCAGTTAAAAGAGCAGTAAAGTCCGGCATCAGTAAGAAAAAGGCACAAGCAGTGACCAAACAACTATCAACATTTTCATTTCCCAAAATTGGTGGGGATGAAATCATGTTTTAAAATATAACACATGAAAAAGACAACATGGCTTTACATAGCCATTGCCGCCGGTGTGTATTGGTATTGGATGAAAAAGAAAAAAACCGGTGTAAATGGTGCAAGCACACAAGAGGCGGCCAACATGGCGCGCCAATTGGTTGCTGAAACAGTGGACAACACAACATTCGTTCCTTCCGAAACTTCTTTTGCAAAAGAATATGCAAAAGACCAAAATGCATGTCGATGAAGTGCAGACAATTTATAACTGAAACAAAAATTTTTTCGCAAAGTGGCCAAACGGACACCAATGCGAATAGTGTCATTTTTGTGAACCAGGGAACAAGCAATGTGACTGTGGATGGTTTTTTACTTACACCAAACCAATCCTGGAATATTACCGGTAATTATGATGAAATATTAATCAAAGTATATTCATTTAACTTTTCCGGAACTGGCACAAATCAATTGACAGTAATATTCAAAAGATATGTTGGCTAATGTTTGTAAATTTTAATATATTAAACCAACTTGGTTCACCGGCAATCAATTCAAATGTTTTTGCCAACCGCCCGGCGGCCGGGCAAACTGGCCGATTGTTTGTTTCAATTGACACATTCGAGATTTACCGTGACAATGGAACAACCTGGGATTTGATTGGTGGGCCTGGTTCAAGTACCGTGAC